ACTCAATCATTGTTCACCTCCCTCAATGCAATCTCAATGACGGCTTTTGCTTTTGGTGAAATGATGTTTCCATCCAATAAATACTTTCTGACAGTTGGGAGTGAGATGCCACTCTTCCGAGCAACAATCTGAAAAAGACCTTGCCTTCGTTTCAGTTTGATAGTTTCAATTGCTTTTGTGTAATCCATAACGGTACAAAAGTAAAATAAACTTTCTAATAATGCAAATTTATTTTTTGTTTGGTATTAAATTTTTACATCTTCTGAGAATATCAAATCTCCAAATCGTGCATTCAGCTCGTTAACCAACTCCATTTGAATGCTTTCGGTGAACGCACTTTCCAAGAATGGTCGTGGCTTGGTTCCGCTTCGGTGAATCTTCTTTGCAATTGCTTTGGCGAGTGTGTCGTATGTTTGACCTTCTCTTGGTTTGATACCCTTTTGACTGATCCAATCTTTTAGCGATTGCCATAGGTAAGGAGTGCCTTCAATGTGACCGCCTCGTGTTGGCTTCCTTCCGTATTCTACAAACTCCCAATAATCCTCAGCCACAAGAATGGTGTTGATTGATGTCGGTGACTTGGTGATGTTGCCCGGTTCAAATGATTGGCGAAGTTTACCACTTGCAATGCTATTGTTTGCATCAAGATTCGCCAAAATTGGTGGAATCACCTTCTTGTTCCACCATTCAACGATGATCTGCTGAAGAAGTGAACCTTGAGATGCATCTGCAAGATAAGTATCAAGTGCATCAGGTAATTTGGATAAATCTATTTGAGCCACATTACAACGCTTAAAATAGTTAGAACCACACTCAACATCTTGTAACTGATTAAAGTGCGTGAGATGGCTTTATTTTGCTTTACAAGGACTTTGTTCTCATCCTTGAGATACCCGATGTTCAACTTTTGTTTGATGATGATAGAATCTTGCTGATCAATGATGATTGAATCCGCTTCAACAATCTTCATCAATTGCGATACTTTCTGCCGTGCGATTGCACCTTTGACAAGATAACTATTCGCCGAGCGTAGAGTCGCAGAATCTATGCAAACCGATTGCCCCGTCAAGACCTGAAGATGTAGCATCAAAAGTATCAAGAAATATCGTGTCATAATGGTTGAGTTCTTCAATGAGCTTTATTCTTTTTATCTTGGTGTGTTCAACGATTTGCTCGTGCATCTCTACATTGATCTGCGGTGGAACGGGTCGGTGTTCTTCTTCAAAGTTGAACATAGACCACACTACATTACACAGGAACAACGCAACTATTAGCCAAATAAGGAGTGAGAACTTGGAAGTTGATTGCATATCCAGCCAATATATCAGTTTTCGCATCATAGAACGGAGTCGCATTTCCGTTGATGCTTAATTCAAAGTCACCATCCGATTGATTGTTGTTGTCAATCAAAGCAAATATGTCAGCCATAATCTGAGCCGTATCAGAAAGCACCTCAATCGTGTTGGATTCGGATTCAAAAACACGATCCATCACAAGCAAAGCAAAGTTGTATGTCATCAAGTTCCCGGCTGACTGCAAATTGAAGCCATCAGGATACAACCAAACCAAAGGATAAAACTCAACATTCTCTACCGTCAAATTTGACTGTTGACCAACACCAAACTTGCCGACCATCTTATGACTTTCGGCTGCGGTCTGAATCTTTTTGATGATTTGGTTTAATGTCATTTTTTAGGAATTTGAGAAGTTTGGCTTCGTTGTTTTTTTGCCACTTATTGTTCCTCGTTGGGGAAGTCGTAGTTGAAGAAGCAATCGTCATATCTTAATGGTAAATAAATTCCACCGCTGAATGCAGTTGATTTAGGTCTGATGGTGTCAATCGTGTTGCCGGGATTCAAGAATAGTGGATAGTCATTTGTATTGGTACGCAAATAATCACGCAACCTATTTGCATAGTATTCAGCTTTGTCACGATAGCGACCTTCAATCAATGTCATCTCCTCAACGGATACTGCACGAGCATTGTCCGCCTCACGAGATGCAACCGATTTATTCATCAGCTTGAATGTCATTGGCAACATCGCCTCAGTCAAAGTGTAATACTTCAAACAAGGTGCAATGTATGAATCCAAAAGAGTGACATTCAAGTTTGTCAATGTAGATGCAAACGCTTGTGTCTGCAACTGGTTGTAAATACCCGAACCAATCACATCACGGATATAAATCTCTTGAGCTTCTTTGATTGCTGACTTCAGCAACTTATCGTCAACATTCTCATTCAAAGGTGTGTTGTCCTTCAAATAGGTTGTTGATATGAAATATACAAAGTTTGTCATTTCTTGATCCTCCTTAACAATTGTTGCTGCCAAATGTGACGGCATTGTGGAACATTCACATCTCTCACGGGATCGTGATACCATCCACCTCGTCTTGACCAAACATCAATTCCGGTCTGAGCCGACATTGCATCAATATCCGCACGAGAATAAACACGATTGCTCCTATCTATTTGACGGCAGAAATCACGAGAACCGGGTATAATCATTCCACCTGATATTCCTGGTGCGACTGCATATTTGTAACGAACCACGATTTCGGTTTGTAACTGACTGATTTCATCCAATCCTTTTGGTGTTACCTCAAGACCTTCGTTGTATCCTTTGATTAACTTGGCATCATTCAACTTGGCAATGGTATCAACCACGACTTGCGGATCAAGTTTTGTGATGTTGACAATATCACCTATTTGCAAACCTTTGTTTTCCTTCAGCACATTCAAGATGGCTGATTCAATGGCAGATGCGAAGTCAAACTTCATTGCTTCAAAGTTCTCAGCTGGTTCTCCGTATTCCATAAACACCGCCAAGTCACGCTCATCATCCCATCCAAAAGGATTCTCAGATGCAAATTTGACCGGTGCAAATGGTTCAACTTCTTCAAATCCCAATTCCTTCCGTGCTTCGTTTTGTGTTAATAAACCAGCAGTAAACAAAGCAACATAGTCAACTCCGATAGGTGGTTTGTTGATAGTTTCTAAGCGAACTGGAGAGATGAACTCAAACAAGTATGTCAAAGTATCATCAATCTTTTGTTGTCTTGGTTCAATGTATGACTGTTGGAACATCTCATAAGCTTCAATCATCTCGCTCCGACCACCCAATTGACCTTCTACACGCACTCCAAAGAGCATCGGTGAGTTCACCTTGTGTGCAACAAATATCTCTTGTTGTACGGTCTTATTCAATAAGTCAAATTGCTTGTCAAAGTCCGATGGTTGCAAGTTGCTGATGATTGATTCTTTCTCTTGGGGATCGTTGTATTGGATAATAAGTCCACCGGCATTGTCCGTGCCTTGATAGTTCTCTTTGAATCGTCTTGCAGTTGCACGAGCTTCTTCAGGTGTTGGGATTCCCTTGAATAACTGGATGTGCGTTTGTGCGGTGAATCCGTTTTTTATTGAGTTCAAATAGTAATTTGAAATCTCGGTGTCAACCTCAATATATTTTAACGCACCGATGTAATCAGGCAAAGGATATTCTCCTTGACCGGGGCGATAGAACTGGCAATAATAAAGTGACTTTGATTCTCTTGTGGTTGCGTTGAATGGCTGATAGTGAACTTGCTCCGCTTTGCGGTCAGTCCAATCCTCGCAATACACAAACTCACCTTCGAGTCCTTTGCGGATATTCTTGAAAGGGATGTGGTAAATCTCTGCGATTGCCGTCTTTGCTTTGTTCCAAATTATCTCTAAGCAATAACCATTGAACAACTCAAGGTCATACGCTATTTTGCTTTTGACTTGGTCAAGGGTTTCGTAGGCGTTGATGGCTTTGATCTTGGCTTCGGCTTTTGCGATGTCAACGGTGTTTTGTCCAAATACTTTAGTGCCAACTCCACTAATATACGAAGCTTTTGAAGAAACGATTGCATTGTGTTTTGGGGATTTGTTAAATAGTTCTATGAGAAATTCGGGATAGAGATTGTCCGCTCCGAAAGTGACATATCCTTTTGCCTTATTCTCTTTGAATACTGGCAAGACATTGTCGTGAAAATTAATTCTTTGGAAGATCATCTCTAGTAAATAGCAATCATTCCTTTTTGTTTGAGAACTTGTCAATAGATGTGAATCCAAGACAAGCAATCACGATAAATTCCACCGCACTCACCAACTCTGGAGAAGGTACGATGTCAGCAGGGCTGAGAGAATTATGAGCCATAGTGCCAAACAAAACGAAAGCACCGATGATGCCAACGAATCTCTTTGATGATGCTTGTCCTTTGTCACCTTTGAAAAAATCTAAAAACTTCATATTTCGTTTGAGTTTAATAATGTGTAAGTGAATGAATTTCCGTGCAATGCTGCCGCTTTTTTAACGATGACCATAAACTCATCAAAGTCAGCGGACTTTTTGAACACCTGACATCCCTCACTCCAGTTCTCTACATAGGTAGAATCCGCACCGGCTTTGTGGATGTTGATTCCAAACACACCCTCTTGGATTTTGCTTTCATCATAGGTCATATCCTTGTTGGCATCACGATAAACTTTCACATTCTTCGCTTGTTTCAACGCCTCATATTTGCCCTGATGCAAACCGATGGCGTGACTGCCACGATATTGACCAGCAACCAAACGAGCAACACCACCAGCATTGTGAAATTCCTTCACGCCTTTTGTTCCTGGATCGGTTGTCGCTGCCCACTTTTTGAATACCCAAGCACCGT